GCTACTCTTAACCGCAAACTTATCTCCCATGTCTAACACTACAATGTCAGGACGATAGGCTTTGATGATAGCTTCTACCCACGCCATGTCTTTACCTGTACTGTCATACAGATTGATCTGTTCTCGTACTGGTTCATAGCGTGTAGCGGCTAAGGCATAGTTACCCTTGACCTCTTCCATAGATAAGCTTGATGCGGCACTAAGATACCTAGCACCTACACGTTCATACGATTCTTCATTACACAGTATCAAACACTTAGCACCTTGAGATGCAAAGCCATTAGGTGCACCCAACAAGGAAGCATGGAAGCTTGTCTTACCTGTGTTAGGCCTAGCACCTACGATAACTAAGTGACCACCACTGATACCTTCTACCTGTCGTGATAGGCTAGGTATGTTAAACTTCCATTGAGATTGTATAGCATTAGCTTTGAGCAGATGATCAATAGTTATATCACCAAACTCTATGTTAAGGTTAGGTGTGAAGTCATCCTGATATTTCTTTACTAAGTTACGTAAAGGTTCAAGGCTATCAAGAGATCCATTAACATAATCAAATCCTATGTTAGCTACCTGATTACCTAGTACCTGTTGGAATAGTTTAGATAATACCTCATCAGCTATGTCTTGGTTCATAGGTTGTTCACGAGCTACACGTTTAAACAAATCGCTATACACCTGCTTGGTAGCAGTAGTCATGGTGCTATTGTTAGCAAAGAACAAAGCCTCTAACTCTGATGCAGTCAGGCTACGGTCATACGTAGTCATAGCATAGTCTAGTGTCTGCTTCATCTTGCGAACATCTTTACTGAACAACTCATCAGGGCATCGTATACCCTTGTTGTTATCGTAGAACTCTTTGTTCATCAAAGTCCTAATGAGTGCGAGTTCCATCATTTATCATCTCCTTTAATCTATCTTGATCTGTGTCTAACTTATATTTTATATCGTCGTCAAGCCTCAATGCCTTAACTGTTTTACCTGTCCACGCCTCTACTTCTCTCTTGTATGATAGAGTCTTCGTCATAGCATCGGGGTCTAACCCTATGATAACCTTATAGAAATCTGCTATGTGTTCCATTTGTGCTAGGCCTAATGACGTACCTAAGATAGCTACGCCTGTAGTGTTAGGTGATATTTGAGCTACAGCTATGGCACTGATCACATCTTCTACTACCACACATACACCATTAGGTGTACCTAATACACGTTTGTATACTGATGCGTTGCCTGTGTATCTGTACCACTTAGGTATAGCACCATCTAAGGCACGGCCTACTGCATCTACTACTACACCTTTGTCAACTATAGGAAAGACTGCACGTCTATCTTTAACGTCATACAACATGTCCTCATTGGTAAGATCCCAACGCTTAGAAAATTTGTGTAGTAGTGTGTGCTCCGCTGTAGGATTAACGACATACTCAGGGTACGCCATAGGTTCTAGTTCCTTACGTATAGGCATGTCTCTGTTCTGCATATGGTTACGTACCTCCAGAGCAGTCATGCCTGTAGTAACTGCACCACGCACACCACACCCTAGCTTATAGCAGTTGTACACTACCATGCCACCTTCTTTAGATGCGGTGAAGGTGTTGTTACCATGACAGTTAGGGCAAGACAAACGTGTAGTCTCTCCCTCACCTAGACATAGCCCGTCTACAAAGTCTTTTAAATTCATTTGTCTCCATTCCTTTTGCTTAGTGCATTGCTTGCACCCTTGAGTGTGTTGACTAGGTAAGGCTTAACACTCTGCGGATTACTGTGTCCACTAACTTGCATGATACCTAGTGTATCTACACCTGCCTCAACCATCTCGGTTATACCTGTCCTACGTAAGTCTAATGCAGTTAATTCCTTAGATAGCTTAGCTTCCTCTTTAACTTCATTTACTAACCTATGTATATCCGTTGAATGATACGCTGTGTAGACACCATTATAAGGCTCAGGGCGAGGTGCTACGTAAGGTTGGAAGCCGAAGTCAGTCTCTTGTTGTACTAGCATACTACATAGTGTGTCACTGATAGGTAGATGCACATCAGACCTACGTTTACTTTGCTCTAGATCTAATCGTTTCTCTTTTAAGTCAAGGTTGTTCCATGTAAGTAGGCGCATGTCACCTACACGTTGCGCCCACTCGTATGCCATGTGTACTATCAGACCAATGCTACGCCATTCCCAGTTACTATAAGCTGTATCTAAGAAAGATGTCACTTCATCTTGAGTCCATTTAACTTTACGTCTCTTCTCCTTGGTACGTTGAAGTAAGGATACAGGATTACTAAGCAAAGCCTCGTGTCGTATCGCTGTATTGAATACGATACCTAGACACGTAGCTATGTAGTTAGCCTGACGTACACCCTTACTCTCCAACCAAGTATCATAACCTAATGTTATATGTTTAAACTTTAGATCTTTTAGTTTGATATTACCTATAGCTTTATTGTTTTGCACCTTGGTAGCGCAAGCATGACGCAGATTTAAATCATAGTCATACTTGCTACGCTGACTTAAAGCAGAATACTTAGGTGTTCGCATGTAGTATTCACACGCATACTCAATAGTATTACTGGGTTTAAGTTCCATTCATTCTCCTTTCTAAAGTATACCACTACCTACTCCGAAGAGTACATATATTACTATTAATATTACTATCCATTTTACTAATGTCTCAAACCATACAAGCACTATTAGTCTGTCTCTTGGTAGTAGTACGCCCTATCATCATCAGGTAACACAGAGTCAGCCCAACTCCACACGTCACCATTGTCTTGAACCTTAGCTCTGAAGTTAAAGAGGTGATCTACATCATTGTTCTTATGTCTAATCTCTCTTAGCGCACTAAGATCTACATCTAGTGTCTCACCTACGTCATTCAACATGTTATTGATTGCGTTGTACAAATCTAAAACCTTTACTGTATCATCCTTTGTTAAGGTTATGTATCTCTTCTGGCTAAACTTCTTTGTTGGTCGTGTATGATTCTTCATGATAGTCCTCCATCAATTACTAGTAAGCGAGACTCAGTGCCTCGGTATTCATAAGGGTTAAGTAGTACGTGTCGTAAGTCTTGTTGTAGTTCTGAATCTCTATCAGATAGATCTGTACTTACTGACTTCTTTGATACCTCAAAGTCGTACTTAGGGTACACTCGTTGTAGTATCTGTAGCATTAGATCTGCACCTTGAGGTGTCTTGCATGTAGTGATCCTACATAGCTTGTCATTGTATGTTACGCATAGATTATATTTAGTCATTATCAACCTCTCTTTCTGGTATGCCTTTAAAAATTACTGCGATGTTACCTTCTCCTAAGTCTTCTGTTTCATAGATGTCAAAGGGTAAGTCATATATTAGATCAAAGAACTGACCCCTAATCGCATTAGGTGTAGTAAAAAGTGTAGTATCTTTAGTCATGTGATTGTCTCCTCTTAAAACAATTTGGATAGTGAAAATATAGCAAGGGAAAAGATATATCCCATGCCGATAAAAGCAAAGCCTACAAATATTACTGTAGCTATCTTGGCTATGATGTCATCACGTCTATCTTTACGTGCTTGTACTGTAACTGGTTTGCTACGGTAGTAAGGTTTGTTCTTCATATTAATACTCCTCTTGTACTAAGTCGTCTAGTTCTACGTCATTCTCACAACTACCAAAGTCTAGCTTGGGTGCAGTGTAAAACATTATGCCTCCGTCAGGCCTCTCAACTGGGTTGCCATTGTCGTCATGTACTGTGAACAGTACGTCCCACAATCTTATATCAGTAAAGCCTTCTGGTATGTTAGGCTCATACCATACAAACTTACCGTTCTCATCTAAGTTGGGTACTCTATCTCCACTCATTGTATAATCTCCTTCTTTGGATATGATTCAGTGCCATAACGTAGGCACTTGGTTAGTAGTCTTTTGTCTTTCTTGTTGCCATGCATGTACACATAGCGATGCTTGGCTGATCTGTAAACACGCTTAGTCCTGTCACCTGCATGGTGTCTGGGATGCTTGCCATTCACAGTAGCTATGTCAGTGCGAGGCTTGGTTGCACCAGTGTATAACCAATTAGTTGCTTGATATACGTAGCCTACATGATCGTGTGCTGTATCAGCATAGCTTACTAATACCTTAGGCTTGGGTAGTAACGCAATAGATCTAGCTACAAGTAAGCTTGCTTCGTTAGGTCTGTTGTTTAATAGCACTACTCTGTTGAGTTCAAGTACCTTAGACTTGTGTTCCTCGCCACACACACCCTTGCACAACCAAGGTGAAGCAGGTGAACCGAATGTACATACACCTATCAGACCTTCCTTGCCTCTGTGCAAACCAAAGGCATACGATACAGAAGGCATACGTCTAGCGTAGTGTACGTTAAGTATGAGATCCTTTGTGTCTTCGTATGCTATGGGTATCACGCAATACCCACCACTGTGGTGCATGACATCTGGGCCAACTCCATGTAACTTAATCATCTTGTTGTTCTCTCTTTTACCCATAGCCTCTTGAGGTTGTTCTGTTTACCTCCCTTAGCTCCGGTTACTTGTCTGTTCTTTTGTTGTGTCCACTGATCACCTTCCTTATAGGTTCTCATTTTAAATACCTCACGCATCCTTTTGTTCTCCTCCTTGCAGACAGATGCATGAGCTAGTCTTAGTCTATCTTGTACGTCTAAGTTAAGCTTCATCATCCTCACCCTTCTTACCTACTATGGCTATAGTATCTTTGTCAATCCGGTGGATAGCTACAGCCTCACAGAATAGTAGTGCTCCATTAGTTTCTGTGTGTACTAGCACTCGATTGTCTAGCTGATAGTGTCTTAGCATATGTATTATTAGTTCATTAACTGTCATCTGTTAGTCCTCCATTCCACTTACTACTATGTAGATAGCATCCTTGTAATCCTTAGGTGATAGACCTAACTGCCGTAAACTATACAACGTATACAATAACTTATCAGTCAATGTTATTATCTTATGATACATAACTATGATAGCCTTACCAAAGTCTCTGTTGTACGTGTCCTCTAAGTAGAAGATCTTCTCATCTATCGCTTCGTTCAGATAGTTTACCATGTATTCATTTTTTGGTGTTATCATTTCCATCACTCATTCTCCTTGAAACTATTATCTAACTTCTCTTTATGCTTTTGCACTTTATAAATCTCAGATTGTAATCTTACTATTCTACCAGTTGCTCCATTAATAATAACCGTCTCTTCACGTATCTGGTTAAGAAGGTCTTCAATGTGTAAGTCTTTCGCTCTGTGATGTAGCATCACTCATTCTCCTCTTCAAATTTAGCTAACGCTTTACGGCATACGATGTCGCCTATCCACGCAGTCTTCTGTGTATTGTCATAGTCAAAGGCTATGCCTTGCATCTCGCCTGTCGTGAGGTCTAGCTCTATCTCCTCCACGTCTATCTCCCACTCGTCATCACCTAAGTATAGATATACTCGTGTGTCTATATGACTAGCGTATTTAGTTGTTACTGTGTGTGTCATCAGTAATCTCCTTTGCTTCCTTCAATATGAACAGATGATTCTGTGCCTCTACTATATCTTCCTTAGTCCATAGCCTGTCATCAGCCCACTCCCTGTCATCTGCTGATGATCTGAGAGGATGGGTTACGTATACTTCATAGCCCTCCCTCAAACCTTGGGTTGCTATGTACATATCATACGTTTGTATCTCTTGTGTTCCGTCATCTTTGTCTACGATCTTCATCTTATATCTCCATGATTGCTGTTACGTGATAGGCTGACACCGCATCACCTGTAGGTAGGGAAGCATTCATACCACCCTTCTCTGCTACAAAGTTACACCACGTATCCCACCAATGCTTAGCACCTGACACCTGACACAACTCTATGTACTTGCGGATCTTCTTGAGCCTAAGCTCTGGCTTGATCGTCTTGCTTACTCGTAGTGCAGTCTCAGACATGCCAAGCATACGCACGTTGTGCCTGTCGAGACACGCCACGTTGAAGCCACACATCTGAGCTATGAACCCTGCCTTGACCATACCTATTGATGGTATCCGCATGAACAGATCCACTACGGCCTGACCTGCATCCACACTGTCTACACCCATAGTCTCACGGATGTTTAGCATAAGGGCGTGTAGTTCCTGCTTATGTTGTTGAGCATACAGTATGCCCTTGGCCTTAGTGTCTGACACCCACTTAGAATGGATGCCCTCCTGCTTGATAGACACACGTTGAGTGTGCACCCTAGATAAGGGCATGTTGATTGTGCATAGAGTAAACTCTATTGTGTCATACAAACCATCGGGTGATGATATGTTATGATCGGTTATGATTGTGCAGTCACGTTGATACATTGTGATAGTCTCCATTATTAATTGTGTTATTGGAAATTCCAACAACAGGTTTACTTATATGTTAATATAAATTCTTTGAGGGTAGCATCATCAGCGTTGCGATAATATTCCCACATATCATCCGCTACTAAGCGTCTGAGTACAGAATGATCTTGCTTGTCTACCCAGTCCATGATGACTTGCTCTACAAGATCTTCTTTCTCCTTTATAATACCTATCGTACTCAATTGTCAATCCCTCCGTCTACTCGCATCAAACATCTAGATCCGACACGATAGAAGTATGCACCAGTGTTGTACTTATACCCCGGCCTATACCCTGATGGATAGACAGTCCAACCCTCATCTATTGCATAGAGTAGGATTTCTTCATCGGTATACTTTGAATTAAACAAAGCCCAACCTGTCCAACTTTCTCCATCAGTATCTTCTCTTATTCCTCTACATAGTTCCATTGTATTAGCTCCTCCTACTGCCAATGATGTGTCCAATGATAGTCAAGTATAGCTTCCATAGCTTTATCCCAACCTGTCACGTCATGCATAGTGAAGCAGTCACAGTTGAACTTCTCCCTAAACCTATGGTCATTCTCGAATA